TGAAGGTTTGTAACAGGCCCCGATAGAGGCCCTGCCATGCTGTATTGTTCTTCTCACAGGCGGCGACGCCTCCCTTCGTTTTTCCTCCATGACGATCATCAACCACACTGTCGAGCAGCTCACTGGCCCTGGCTACTGGACCAAATTCGAGGGGCTTGAGCGCGTCAGGCTCACGATCACTGTGCCCAACTGGCACGAACCTTTCCCTACTCAGCAGAGAGCTGGCGCTGAGGATCCTCGCTCCCTTGAACTGATTGGTCTTCTCCACGTGTGCCAAACCTGGTACATCAATGGTCCCGTGATGGATCAATGGACCATTTCTACGCTCAGTGGTCCCATCAAAGTGCCTGCTGGCACTCGCATTGTCTCCGAGCCCCTGCCTGAGAAGTGGGCAGCATGGGAGCAAGAGGCCAGCGAAGGCAAAAAGCAGTGGTGGGCCTATTCCAATGGTCGCACTGCCTTTTGTTAAGCATTGTTACTAGACCCTGGAAACAGGGCTGTTCTTTTCTATTGTTCTCTTGTTCGCAACCAAGCCATGCACCGCCCCCACGAAGGTCACCGCGAAGATCCCTATCTCGCCAAGCTTGAGGCTGATCGCCAAGCACAACACAGTGGCTATGGCGTGCAGCAATATCTTTGTGCTGATGGTTCCGAAAAGTGGGAAGCATACGGCTGGGAACGCATTACAGAGCTTTCCATCTACACCACTTCCTACGGCATCTTTGACCACAAGTGGCAAGCTGAACAGTATTTCAACAATTGCATTTACGGCTGATTATGAATAATTCTCAGAAAGCGCTTTCTATCAATCAGCGCAACATCTATTTGCATTATTTAGCTCACAAGAAAAAGCATGGCAATGTGCCATGTAAAGCCCCAAAATGTCCCTTGCAAGGAAACAGGCTTGTTGAACACATAAAGGCAATGGAAAAACTAGAAGAGCGAGGGTTTTTCCGTATCGTTCGCCATTCTGACGACTATCTTTCTTGGACCATCGTTGACAACCACCAATGATTACTACCATCCGCACCTACCAAGACAACGGCCCGTATTTCTCCGCTACAAGAGGCAGCTACCAAGCTGCCTCGCTCCAGCAGCTTGTCTTTCACATACGACAAGCGATGGAAGACCGAGAGGACACCATTGGCATCTTCGGCCCTGATGGGGCCTGCAGAGGCATCTGGCAACGAGAGCTAGAGGGGCATGTGGACAGCGCTGGCGATGCCATCGTGGACCACGAAGGCTACGAGCTGCTTCGCCCCTCCACCAAGGAGCAATGGATATGGAAGCGCCTCCAAGAGCAACTGGCCTAATTATCAAGGATTGTTACAGGCCCTGGAAACGGGGCTTTTGGGCTGTATCGTTAGCAAGTCAACGGGGCGCGAGCCTCTCCTCTCCTCTCCTCTCCTCTCCTCATTCAAAACCATGGAATTCACTGTTAATACTGGCGGCCTGCTCATCAAGCACGACGAAGAGCAGCTCATCTCTCTGATTGCCAAGTTCATCAATGAAGGCAAGCCTGGCTGCGGCTTCTTTGTAGTGGGCGTTGCTTGCATCGCCAAGCATGAAGATGGCCAGATGATGATGGGCCGCAAGATGGAAACCCTCAGCCGTCTCTTCAATAAGACCAGCGACGACATTATGTATATGGTGAAATGCTGGGCTTCTGAAGCTGCTTGATTTAGACAAGGGGCGCATCAAAGCGCCCCGTTCCTCTCCTAAAGCCATGATCCTCATTGATTTCTTTGATGCTGAATGCTGCAAAGGCACCGAATTAACAGAAGGCTGGTATTGGTATGACGATGATGATGAAAATGGCGTGGGAGGACCTTATGAAAGCGAAGAAGCTGCCATCAAGGCAGCTTTTAATGGACATGGCTGGTAGTCTTTGACAATGAAAATCCTTATTGCTTGCGAATACTCTGGCACGGTGCGTGATGCCTTCATCGCTCGTGGCCACGATGCAATTAGCTGTGACTTACTGCCCACTGATCGCCCAGGGCCGCATTACCAAGGCGATGTGCGTGACATCCTCTATGATGGCTTTGATTTAATGGTGGCACATCCACCATGCACTCACCTAGCAGTCAGTGGAGCCCGATGGTTCAAGGACAAGCTAAATGAACAGGCCGAAGCTCTTGATTTCGTGCGCTTGCTATTGAATGCACCAATTGAACGCATTGCGCTTGAAAATCCAATCAGCATCATCTCCTCACGCATTCGCAAGCCAAGCCAAATCATCCAGCCATGGCAGTTTGGTCATCCAGAGTCAAAAGCCACATGCCTATGGCTAAAGAACTTGCCTTTGCTGGCGCCTACGAACGTTTTGCAAAAACCTGCAACTGGTCATTGGCAAAACCAAACACCCAGCGGACAAAACAAGCTTGGGCCTAGCCAAGATCGCTGGAAGATCAGAAGCGCCACCTACCAAGGCATCGCAGATGCAATGGCAGATCAGTGGGGATGAAGAGCTGGATCCGGCTGGATTCCTATCTTGGGTCCGGCTGGAGGCCTATCTGAAAAAATTGGAACCGGCCAGGGGCGTATCCAAGGTCCGGCTAGAGGCGTATCATGGTTTTTTGATATTGTTTCATAACGCTACCGTTTTATGCTTTTATGTGCATATGCGCATATGATCATATGCCGATATCGTTGTATGCGCATAGCCGCATAGTAGTACAGCCGTACTATAGTACAGGCGTACTTGTGCCAATCCTGAACTGTCATACAGTACACTTGTGCCAATGAGCCGAGCCTATGTGACAGATAGGCAAAGCTTATGTTTCGCTTTGTTACAAAAGCTTGCGCACGAGATCGCAATATCACGATGCCGTTATGTCGTGATGATACGTTCGCCAATATCACGCTTGCGTTGTTTGCATTATCACAATGGCGTTGTTTGTGGTTCTGCGGTTGCGTTGTTTGCATTATCACGACAGCGTTATGCGATGCCGTGACTTGCTGAATGTTGCGGAATGTTGCAAGGGTTGACCAATGTGCAGCCCTGGTGATATTTGCGCGTGCGCTTGCGTGCGCGGTTCCTTTATTGGCGGCTGGCATGTTTGGCGCTTATGGGAGCCCGTACCATCTCACCCCTGGTGGCGTCAATACAACGTCCCACCATGGTGTGCGCTTTACTAGGTGACCACATTTGCGCAACGTTGACGGAATCCCGGCCGCTTGTGCCGTATTGTTGTTTCAACGGCAAAGGGGGCGACCCCAGAGCCGCATCCCGCTCAAACCAACAATGCAACGTCAAATCCCCCGCCTCTCTGAGGCTGAATTCAACGCCGCTTATCTGCTGTTCAGCGAGGGTATGCGAGTGAATCCCGAATTGTCGCGCAGCCCTGTAGTTATGGGCGCGCTGAATGCTTTTAGAAACGCTAAGCAAATCAGCGTCAAACTACCGGGTGAACAGTAAGCAATCCGTCAAGCATTCTGCAAACATTCTCACAAACAAGACAATGTTCACAGCCTTTTTATTTAGCGCTCAGCGGATTTGGGACGCGCAAACGGATGACGTATTTTATGTCTACCCTGATAAGTTGCAACAATCCCGGCCGATTCCCTCTTGTTTGGAGGATGCTTACGGCGACGGATGGCTGACAATTGAAACACAATCCCCCGGCTTTTATAGCCTCACAATTGCAAATCAAACCTACAAAAGCTCAAGCCTTTTGAAGCTTGAAAAGCTCCTTTTTGATTGGAGTTTGTCAGAAGGCTACGTCTGGCAGTAACAAACAGCCCAAATATTCTGCAAACATTCTCACAAACAAACACCATGCCTGCCATCATCAACAGCCGCGCCAAAATACCTGCAGATCTTGCTTCAATGGGCAAGCAATATAAAATCTCCTACCGTGATTTGCTTAGCACCAATCCCAAGACCGAGAAAAGTAAGGTGCAAACCTACATTCTCCACCTTGCCCCTGCAGATACTTCCGGCGTGAATGTTTGCGCCGGTGCCGGGAATTGTCACAAGATTTGCTTACATTTCGCCGGGAATCCCGTGTATATGACAAACAAACAGGCCGCCAGAATCCGCCGAACTTTAGCCTATGCTGCCGATCCTCAGAGATTTGCGCGGTTGATTGTTTGCGCGATTCTCGGCAAGCTTGCCAAACATCCCGGCGAACCCATTGCAATCCGCTTAAACGGTACGTCTGACATAGCGTGGGAGAATGTAGATTTTACAATCGATGTAGAGTTTGCAACATTCTGCCGCCGTAAGTTCGGCCAAGACTTGCCCATTGGCAAGCGCAATATCTTTGAAGTGTTTAACTACATTTCAAACAATGGTGGCCCTAAAGTGCAGTTCTATGATTACACTAAAATCCGCCGTAATTGGGAAGAATGCAAGCGCCTTGGTTATCACCTTACTTTCAGCTTTGACGGTTGGGACAATGATGCAAACATCAAGCTATGCCGTCAAGCACTGCGCCACAACATCAACGTAGCGGCAGCATTCAACATCAAAAAACGTGACGTGCTTCCCTTGTATGTTTCAGCGTCCCGATTTGATTCCGCATGGCATGGCCGAGTGTTCAATGTTATTGACGGCGACCTCACAGACTTCCGGCCAGATGATGGCTATACCGGCAGCATCATAGGCTTGCGTTTCAAGCTGCCCCATGGCGTCAAATACTCTGAACAGGATAAAGAGTCTTTTTGTCTCGACTGACAATCAGGCCCGCAATTGCGGGCCTTTCTTCCTGCATTCCCTCGCGATCCCTCCAATGAACACTGCACGCGCCACAAAAGCACAACTCATCGAGCTTATCGACATCCTCGCCGCTGAAAAGCAAACCGCTCTTAGCCTCGCCGATCAAAAACAACAGCAGCTTACATTTGCGCTAGCCCTAGCAGCCATAGCCTCTCTCGCCGCTTTGCTGTTCTAAACACTTTCCTAAGCATTCTCTCGCCTTTCTAAACTATGTTCACCCTGACAGATTGCGACGAATACGGTTACACCTACGTTGTTGAATCATTCCCTGACGTTGATAGCGCCCGTGAAGCTCTTAACTTCCTACAATTCTGCCAAGACAACATTTACAGCTACCGCCGTGAACTGGCCATTTCAGAACTGACAGATCAGCTCGTAAATTACTAACAACCCTAAGAGGCTCCCACAAGCGCCCCACAATCAACCCAGCCACCAGGGCCCATAAGGGCCCTTTTTAATGCCTGCAGGACTCATAGGATGGGGCTCTGATGAAGCTGCCAGGATCGGCATAGACTGAAGGATGGGAGAATACAGGGAACATCCTGACAGTTGCAGTGCAAATATCACCCTCAATTCTCAATAAGGCGCCTTATTGAGAACGTTCCCATTGTGTAAAGTATTGCAAAACGGTATCCGTTGATACAGCGCAGTAGCAGGGGGGTGTGAGTGTGGGGGGCTGCGGTATCCCCTCCGAAATGTGGCGTCATTTTTCATCTGGAAAAACAAAAGCCCCGAAGGGCTTTGTTAATGCTTAGAAGACGGCTTAAGAATAGAGCTGGGTCTATAAATCGGAGTGAGGCTAAGCGAAGGAGGAGCTGAAAGTTGCCTTGAGAACGGAGCGTAGTCCGAGATTCAACCTGAGATCAGCGTAATGATGAGCCAGAAGACAGCTTAAGAACAAGACGATGCTTGTAATCTGCAGTGAAACTGGCGGAAGAAAAGAGCCTGGAAAAAGACCTGAAAACGGAGCTTTGTCCGTAAATCTCACTGAGACCAGGCAAGAGGAGGCAAAGCTGAAAGAACCGCTAAAACCAAGACAAGCTTGGAAGAGTCATTGAAATCAGCGTTTGCCTTTGCAATATAGCTTGCTTTTAGACAAGCAAGCTCTTCATGGCACTGAGCATTGTGCGTTGTGCTTGAAGGTAGGTTTTGCGATGGGAGCGGAATTGGTCAGTTTGAGCGGGAGAAAAGTTGTAATGGCTTAGCAGTTTGCCGGAGGGGCCTGCTTTGCGCGTGCCCATTTTGCCCACTACGTAGTTCTTACAGCCATGCCACATGATATTGGAGCGGGCGATGCCACCACGATGATGAAAAGGGCTGGTGGCAATTTGCGTGCGCATTAACCAGCCAATACCAGGGGCTCGTCCAGTGTCTGGACGGAGACGGAGGTCTCCTTTTTCATTGAGGAGGAGAGCTGCGAGCGTATAGAGCTGAGACAGTTTTGGTCCTTGAGACGAGCTGAGGGCATAGAAGGAGCCGTCCTTTTTGCGATGGAGGAGGCCAAAGATTTCTTTTGCATCGTCGGGGACGATACTTGCCAAGCGGTCCAAATTATCAATGACGAAGGAAGTGATTTCATCTCCTTCAGTTTTGTAATTAAAGCGCCGGGCAACGTTAAGGATCATGTTGGTATCTTCTTTAAAGATCCAACCAGCTTCGCGCCAACGTTCGGGCTCGAAAGAGCGAGGGGGAAATTTCAGGCTTTGAAGCACTGAAGGACTGTGTTGAAGGTAGGCATAGATGGCCTGTGCATCAGCAGCATCGTTCTTCTCATCGAAGCCAGCGAAGGCACGAGCTTTGGGAGTTTGACTATGCGGGAAGAGGCGGATGGTGACGCCGAAGGAGGATGCACGGCGATAGAAGGCTTGAAGCTCTTCTGCTGTGTACACTTGCGCCAAGCTTTTCTTAGTGCGAGCACGGCCCAGGTGGGCGTCTTCGACAATCAGCTTTTCGCCACGAGGGCCCCAAGATTCAATGTCAAAGAATTGTTCGCGAGAAAGATTGAAAACTTTCTTGCCATCGTAAAGGGTCCAGCCTTGAGGACCGCCAAAATCGGCGACGATCATGATGATGTAAATCAAGGAAGTAGGAAGCTTTCTGAAAAAAGTGTTGAGAACAGGACTGGCCTGAAATTCTTCCTGAGATCAGAAGCTTGCTTGCGCAGCATAAAGGCAAAATCTTGGTTAAAACTCCCAGTGTTTGTACGCTGAAAGCAAGTCCGAAGGACGCAGCTTGAAG